GTGCGTAAGAGCCCAGAGCAGCCATGACGCCCAGCATTGCAAGACGACCATTAAGCTTCTCAGCCTTTTCATTGTGTGTTTCGTACACGTCCATAATTTCGATGGGTGGTTCTTTTGCGTAGATGTTGGTGCGACCGCCGTCTTCAGTAACTGTCGTCATCGGAATGTCACATCAGAACGTTCGAGCTTCTCCAGAACCTCGTTCCGGTAGGCAGGATCACGGTCATAACGTGGATCAGCGATCGCTTCTACGACTTGCTGCTGGCTACGGAACACATCACGACTACTGTTAGGTGCTTTGCCGGACAGCATCTGTCCTTCAAAACCATTGCTTGAGTCGTACTGTGCTTTCAGTCCGTCTACCATCATTTGGATAGCGGCAGCATTGCCAGTAGAAATGATGTCGTCGTAAGCATTGATCTGTGTTTCAGAAAGATTATTGCTAGCCCAATCAATTACCTTTTCGTACTCAGCTTCACCACCAACAGAATTCTTGATAGCATTTACATCACTATCAGAAAGTTCTACTGGCTCCGAAGCTTCAGGCTGAGGTGCATTAGCTTGCATCTCCATGTATGCCTGAACAAGATCTTGGCTACTCATTTCTGAGAACTTAGACATCATCTCTTCAGACAACTGACCTTTCTCTGCGTACTCGGCAGAGGCATCAGTGATCAAAGACTGAGCAGGAGAAACTTCAGGAGCTTCCTCTTCAGAAGACTCAGCCTCTCCCTCCTCTTCTTCTTCAGAACCTTCACCAAGTTTCTTTTGTAGCTCAACGTAAGCCTTTTCAAGTTCTGCTGCTGACTTGTATTTACCAGCCAGCAATTCATCCTGTTGTTATTTAAGCTCCTGACCTACCTGAAGTGAGTCCTGTTCTTCTTCTGTCAGTACCTCAGCTTCAGGGGTGGGATCGTAGGAAAGTGTTTCTGCCATTATTCAGTAGGTTGTTCTTCGGGTTGTCCCATCATGGCTTGTTCAGCCATTGGTGTTTTTGCAAGTTGACCAGCTTGGTTTACAAGTGATTGACCAATCTGATCTTGCTGAGCCTGCTGCACCTCTTGCTGCAACTGTTGCTCAGTTTTAATTAGGTTGAGTGCATCAATACCTTGAGCGGCAGCAAGACGCTTAATGACTTCAGTAGGATTGATGTACCTCATCAATGCCTCAGGTCCAAGTGTCTGTGCAATCGTACCCATGAAGTTTGCAAGACTTTCTCTGTCTTGACCACGCCCCAGTGCATTCACACCAGCAACAATCTGTGGTCGAACAAACTCCTTAGGGATCTTTGGCAGTTGACCATTCCTTTGAAGGACCATCATGATCCGGTTGAGGTATGGCACAAGGAACTCAACAGTCAGCAGACTGAAGAGTCCACCAAGTTGTTGCTCTAGTTCAAGCTGTGTGAGGCGTACCTCTTCGGCAGTAGTTCGCTCAGACTGACGTACGTTTAGCTGAAGGAATGCTTCGCTGATACGCCGTTCAATTTGCTGAGCCATGTTGGCAGCAGTAGCAAAGTCTGCTGTCTTACCAACTTGCACAACAGCAACATCATCAGGTCGTCCCTGGATGATGGCACCGTTGCCTGCCTTAGCCAGAGTGGCTGGCTTGGTGGTGCTGGATGGTGACACCATAAACACAACCTTTGCAGCAGCAGCACTGCCTTCGATAAGTGCCTGGCTAAGCGAGTCAAGTGCTCGGAAGTCACCAAGGAATTCCTCTACACGACCTCTGCCATAGTCCTCACCATCAACAGTGTTGAAACGAAGCGGTAGCCAAGGGCTTGCATTCTTAGGAGCGGTGCTACGGCTACCAGGAATAATCTCGTCAAAGACTTCCTGGTGCCACACCCAGCGGCCATTCTCTAGCTTTACATGGGTGTACACATCACACTCTTTTTCGTTGCTATCGGTGTTATCTACAACGCTCTTGTCGTAGTAACCAATGTCACCAAGCAACTCTTTGCTAATCATTTCCTTTGTAACAATCTCAAGAACGTTGCCGTTACCGTCACGGTTAATCACAAACCGATTCAGTGGAAAGTTCTTTAGACCATCTTTACCCATAAAGATAAGGGCGTTACCAGAGACAATCAAATGCTTGATTGCTTGGTGTACTACAACGCGGTCATTAGAAGCGGCGATGTAATCCATGATGATCCGCTCAATCTTGCTGAACGAAAGGTCCAGCTCACTGCGAATTTCTGGGGAGTCCATCTCACCCAACTTATCGTCACGTACCTGTAGCTTGAAGGAAGAAGTTTGGGGTGGCAACAACGCCAGCATCAGCTTGGATGCCAGCGTTACTACAGCTTTAGCTCCTACGGATTGCCATGGAAGAGGCAACCGCTTGCGGGAGTTAACTGAGGAGGTGTCTTCAGTAAGCAGGTACGGCAACGTCAGCTCAGAACAATCAACAGCAGTACTCAAGAAAGAGTTGCGGTTTGATGCAAGCCGGTCGTAGCACATACGTGCACTAGACATTCAGACCTCCAGTGCTGCCACCACCTTGAGGAGTGTTAAGAGGAATCTTCAGTGAGTCAGTACCTTTGCGTGCACGGACATCAGCAGATTTCTTCCGACCATATTTGACATTAGGCTTGGTCTTTTCACCTTCATCAAGCTTCTTAGTTTCTTGTGGAAGAGGCTTAGGTGCTTCTGGCGGCGGCGGAGCTGGCGGCGGCGGAGCAGGAGGTTTAACTTCAGGAGGTCTTGGTTGATTAAAGCACATTAGAATTGCATTCGTTGTTTGAACCATTCGACGACATGACGTTGTCCAGCTCTATACATGAGCTGACTTAGGTCATCGCCAGGAGTGGGATTAACAGGTGGAAAGATTTCTTCGAGTTCTTCGTATATCTGCTCAAGGTTTGGTCCGAGGATTGCCTCAAGCGTATTGGGGGAG